CCGGTCTACATTACCCTCGACCGGTCCCGAGCACCCCTGGAGGTCCACCAAACAACTGGTTAATTGCCAATTAGTTTGCGTGAAACTACGGCGCATCTGAGCAACATCGATTTAACACATGTTACTCTGCCACCCCAGTAGCACTCAGGCATCTCTCAACACTTAGGTCTTGAGATGGGAATGGATCAGGCATCTTTGAGTTTAACTCTACCGATGCACTCAGATAGGTCGTCCTGACAAAACGACTTCCTCTGGTTCCTCCGGTTGGCCTTTCCAAGGACCAACCACCCTCACCAGGACATTTGTGCTGTATCCAGCTACGAAGTCTGGGATTTGCCGAGATGTGGAGTTCTCAAGTACAGAGCGAACAGCGCAACTAGCAACGTCTGCTTCCGGGTTACTCGAAGGTTTAAACTTTCGGATTAATCTATCAACCCCCCTTCGGAATGCCCAAATATTGCATTCCTCATTAGGGATAAGGTCATAGATACGTCCTAGGTACCCAGAGAACTTAGAAGTCTGATCGACCAAAGCACTTGCGATACTTTCCTCACGAATACCTTTCGGCATCCTCTTGGAAACAAGTGCCCTGGCCAGACGCCTCGTCTGTTCAGGAGCTTCTGCTATGTTGAAGGGCATTTCAACCGTACTGAACCCATAACCACCACTGGTTTTAGGCGCGTACCAACTTAAGCCAAGTTGTAGCAGAGGCTGCTTATTCTGCCTCAGAAACTCTCGCCACACCCCCACCTTCTCCTGCTCATTCAGTGATTCCAGCAGCTTTTCCTGTACCTGCGCTCCACAATTGTACAGGTTGGAGACTCTCTTCTCAAGAGTTAGATCCTCCATCGAGGCGAGAAACTTTTCTCCCTTAACCCTACCCGTGATCAAACCAAGGTTGGCGTAACCAACTTTAGGTTGAACTCGAGCAATCGTAGTTCCGGGAATAATGATCTCTCCAGCTCTTTTCAGAGCCTTGGTCTTGCAGGTCCTCACGGGATAGAACTCGGAGTTAATTTGAACAAACTCCTTAGAAACAAAGTTCTTCCCAAGACTCGGCTTTAGACCAGCCCTCGGCACCAGATCCTGCCAGATCCGGATCAGATCCAAATCTCCAACAAACGCGATGTCATCACCATTGATGATCACCGGTAAGTCAGAGATCCTTCCACGCCACTGTGGAAACCTTTTCCTATAGGCTGCTCGGAAAACAGCTAAGTTAACCAAGCAGAGGATAGGGAACGAGATGGGCGACCCCATAAGTTGACCATGAACCTGAACAAAGGGCTCAGGCAGCCGATCACGAATCTCATTAAAGAAATATCGTTGTCGACCTGTAAAATCCTCCTCCCGGCGGCTACCCACCTTTCGGAAGAATGCACCATCATAGTGCACTTCATGACCAGCCATAGCTGCCATTGCCAAGTGGTTACCGACCAGACCGGTCCTTCCAAACAGTTGCTTCGTTGCGAACAATGAAACATCCTGATTGAAGTTATCCGTACTGGCCTCGTAGTCACCACTGACCCACCACATCCCCGGCTTCCAGCCCCTCGCCAACCGCTGAACGATATCATCGTCACAAGGCCTACCAACTAGTTGGAAGGTCGGATGATCTGCTAACTCTTTCCATGCCCACTTCTGAAGTGGCTGTAAGAATGCGTATGCAGAGGCTTCCCCCTTTGATATCACCCGTGCCTTAAGAGGCTCGAGAACAAGGGCCACCATGGCCTTTACAGGCTCTCCTGTCCTTCTGACGCC